TGAATGACCGGGCCGCCTTCGTCGTGCATGTCCTCAAAATCAGCACCAGTCGCGATGTCCGTTCCCCAGGTGTCGGGGTTGGATCGTCCAGCCCACCGCACACGATTAGGAACAGTGCCGTCTTCCGGCTCATTCTTGAGGTTGCCGAGCACGAGAAAGTCACGATCAACCACCGTACCCACCGCAGCCTGCGGAGGGCTTCCGCCAAGCGGAGTCATTGCCGCGCCGAGAACACCGCCGACAGGCTCAATCCCATCGGTTCCAGCGCACACCTTGCCTCCGACCTGTCCGAACCACCAGCGCTGCGCCGAAATGGATCCCGGCGTATAAAGCGCAGTCACCGCCCCGTTGCGGGCAAGGTAGATCGTGTCCTTGGTCGCTGCGTAAACCAGCGGAGCTCCGGTTGGCAGGAGGGTAGGAAACAATCCCTTGGCCGCCGATGGAAGCGTTGCACCGGACACCGGAACGTGGTCGGGGAACGGCGCATAAGCCCCGGCAATCGACAGCACGTTATCGGCCTGAACTAGGTCCGGGCTCATGTGCGGAGCCTCGTCGGGCCGCCACTCGCCGTATTTCAGCGGGCTAGGCATAGGCCGCCATTTCGCTGGATGCGGTCCGGCTGTGGGTCTGCTGGAACAGTTCTTCCCGATACCTTTGAGCCAGGTTATCTTGAACAAGTGCCTTGTCGGTGTCGCGGATCACGTCGGCATAGATCTGCCGCTTGGCGAGTGCGCGGATATACCGTTCACCCTTGGTGGTATCGGTCCAGATGTTGGAATCGGTGTCGGACGCCAATGCGGTTCCGTGCGTCAGCCCGTCGACATAGACGCTGTAGCTGTTGTCCGGCGTCGGGTAGAACCGGATTTCGTCGTTATACACCGCATAAGCATAAGGCTGGCCGGTAGGAGCCGATCCGTCATAGGAACGGTCCATCTCCTCGTCGGTCATCACGTCGAGAGTCCGATGCTGTAGTCCGGAAAGCAGCGCTACACGCTCGATCTCGACCAATGCGTTGAATGCGGTAGGAGCGTAGGCTGGCGTCCCGGCAACTAACGACACCAAGACACCGCGGGTCTGCATGAACCAGAAGAAGTGGGAGCAAGCTTCCTCGATCGCCTGCGAAATGGCGAGAGCGATCTGTGAAGATAGATCAGCCCTCGCCAATTCGTCGGCGATGCGCGTCTTTAGGTCTCCCAAGGTCCGCGCCACCGGCCATTACTTCTTGCGGCGCTTGGACGCCTTTTCGATGCTCTCTCGTGCAACCTCGGCTGCGTCCCGGCGCTCGGCGTTGAGATCCTCGACCGGAGGCTCGGCACCATCCCTGTGGATGTCATCGGAGCCGCCGTGAATCACAGGATCATCCGGGTTCACAAGGTTGCCCTTTGGACCGCCTGCCGGACCACCGGGAGCCGGAGCAGCAACATCGCCGCCCGCGATCACGTCGGTATCGCCCGGTGAAGCAACGGTAATCCCAAGAGGACCGCCGTCAGGAGCGTCCTTGTAGCGGCCGTACGCCGTTGGAGCACCCGAAGTCGGGTCGACCTCGACCACCGCGAGGCCAAGCTTTGCAGCCTCCTCGGCAGTCACGCCATCGGCGATCTCGTAAGCGGCATTATCACCGGCTTTGCGAAACTTAACCATGTGCAAGCCTCCTTTAGAGATCGTTGTTCGGGACGTAGCCAATCACGACATCCGCCTGCCCCGCGCTCGCGGCTGTGCCAGTCTGAGCATAGGTCACGTAGATGTCCTGATCGGACGCGAACGAGAGGTTGGCGATCGTCGGGGAACGGGCCCCCGCCGTCGCTGCGTCGGTGAACAGCTGCGTTCCCGCAGCCGCCGTGCCGACGTTGAGAGCATTGGTCGTGCCAGCGTTGAATGCCTGCGAAACACGGACATTCTGGCTGACGATCATTGCGCCCGCTGGAAGGGTGCCCATGACGACACCGCTACTGATCGAGCTATCATTGTAGTTCACACGCTTGCGCAGATAGTGGATCTGCTGAGTGTGAAGCTGACGGGCTGGTCCTGCCATTTCTCAAGTCCTTCCTTACGGAGCCGGCGTGTAAGTGGCGGCGACGAACGTGGCGTAATCCTGCGAATTGAAGCGGGTCTTCTTCATCCCGAAGATCGAGCCTGCACTGACGCCAAGCTGGTTGCCGTAGTCGAAGCTTTCCTCGACCCAGGTGAAGCGGTCGCTCTGGCCCGAACCGAAGTCGCGGCCCGTCGCGAACATCACCGCTTGAGCGCCGACCATCACTGCCCGGCGAGTGTTGGCTACCGCCGCGCCAGTCGTGGAGTTGACACCCGTGGTGATGCGAGGCGCACGGTGGAGAAGAACGCCGTTGTACTCGCCGACAAGATCGCCGCCGGTAAACAGCGGGTTGTCCTTGTCGCCGCCCTGAATTGCGGCCTTCTGGTAATCGATCCAGGTCCCTGCGGAGGCCGAGGAGCGAAGCTGGTAGATCTGGTGGTCATGGACGAACATGACCCACAGCTTGCGGCCCTGTGCGCGCATCGGGCGGATGGGGTTGCCGGTGCCTGCCGCGTTGTTGAACTGGTAGGCGCGGGCGACCATCTTATCGATGACAGCAAGGTTGAACTCATCGCCGGTCGTCAGCGATTCGTCCGTGGTCCTCGAGTTGGGACGGAAGATGTGGTTGGTGTCCGGTGCGGCGACGGCGTTGTTGCCGGTAAACCGCGTGTCCGTCTGGGCAGTGAAGCCGCAGAGCTGGTTGAACAGCGACGTGTCGAAGCGATCGGCAAACCAGTCGGCAAGCCCGGACTTGGCTTCGTCGCGAACCTCGAAAGGAACGCGCTGCTCGCTCATCTTGCCCGAGGAACGGACAGCATGGCGAAGCTGATCGATCTTGAGGTTGTCGGTATAGGTGGTGAGAGCCTCTTCGTTGCCCTCCAGCGTTGCATCACCCTGGACACCGGCGCCGGTTAGCTGGGCACGGAGACCGAAGGTGACGTTATCGCCCGCGTCCGATCCAAGATCGTCGCGATACGTAATCATGTTGTCGCCACCGCGACCCATGAACTCGTAGAAATAGGTCTGGCGCAGCGCCTCGACGCTGAGCTTCTTGGCCCATAGCGAAACGGCTAGTGCGTTTCCTACCGGGTAGCTGGTCAGTGCCATGTTAAATTCCCGTTGCGGTTGAGGGTTCACCACGGGTCGCCGTGGTCCGAACCTTCCCCGTCCGCCGGGAAGTCACGCGTCAGGCCGTCGCTGCCGCCTTCGCATGGCACTTACGGAGTGCCGACCGTGGAGCGCGTTGGGGTGCGCTCATGACCTTTGTATCATCGCTGATGGGCAAGGAGTGTTGTTGTTAAAGGCTATCGATCATCACCTTGCCTTCTGGCGTTGAGTACAGCCGGTCGAACTCTTCCGGGCTCAACGAAAGCACCGCTTCAGCATTGAGCGTCGGAACCTTGCCGCCACCAGCACCGCCGAGCGACTTGGACTGGCTTTTCGCTTTCTCGATTGCGTCAAGCATCGCCTGCGCACCACCGCCGTTTGCGGGAGTGGTGCTGATAGAGCCAGTGACCGCAGTGGAGCTGCCCTTACCATCCGCTGGCCGATACCCTCGCGATAACGCAATCTGATAGCCGAGTTCCGCAGGATCGCGGTTCTGGGCAATCGCCGAACGGACAATCTCCGTAGCTTCCTCGGCAATCGTTTGTTGAATCTGCGGCGGGGTCAGGCCGTACAACGCCAGTTCCTGAGCCCGGGCCTGAACGACGTGATCGATTGCCGCATCGTAGTCCGGCTTTTGCTCTCGGAACGCGGTTTCGCTCTGGTGCATGACCGAACCAAGCTGCTGCATTTCCGCATGGTTCACCGCTTGCGTGTCGATATGCTGCGAAATGCGGGTCTGGCCCTGCTCCAGTTCGGCTAGACGGTTCCGCAAGTGTTCAACCGCTGCGGGATCGTCGGCAGCGGGAAGTTCGGCGGGCTTACGCGAGGCGATCTGCTCACGCATCTTGGCCAGCGCGTCGATCTGCTCCTTGACCTTTGCGAGTTCGGTCTCGACGGCTTTCCGTTTCTCGCGCTCGGCATGGAGCGCCTGCTGGGGAACGGTGCCGCCCTTTTCCTTGGGCTCC